CCACCCTGACCCGCAAAGAAGCCGAGCAGATGCTCAAAAACCTTCAGGCCGTACTGGCAAAAGAGGTGACAGCATGACTGACGCACAGTACATGGACCTGGGCTACAGGTACGAAAAAGCAAAGACAGCGGGGGCGGCGCAAGCCGTTGCCCAGGCCATCAGGAAGGCCGTAGAGGCCGAAAAGATCGAGGATAGGGCCGAGGCCCGCTACTTCGTAGATCGTGGTCGCCAAGAGGCCCGTATGGAGGTGGCAGCATGACGCCGTTCATCCGCTCAACGATGCGTTGGATGGTCGAGTCGGGTATTGATCCTACTGAGATGCAATGGTTCGACATTTCGGGCACCCTTGATCAAAGCACAATTGATGCGAATTGGCTGCATGAATACCGGCCGCCGTTTGAAAAGTGCATGGTCGTTTGGCAGGGGAAATCCAAAACGCATCAGGTCTACGAGTTTCTGATGACCGTTGTGGGTGCGGACCCCGAGGATGGCATTGTCTTGTCAGTTCACAAGGGGCCGCAAGGTCAGATGCCGAGTAAGTTGCCTTTGATTGTGTACGCGCTCGACGATGGGATGATTCGTTACGGCCCAGTCGACGAGGGAGACACTATCGAAGAGAAGGACGCCCAGATGGTGCTCGGCGTTGTGGGCAACTGGTACAGGCTGCTGTCACAGCGCTGCCCATCTTACAAACCGACGATGCGCGACACCTTTACGAACCGGCGCAAGATTGCGCAGCGGAAGGCTCCGACTTACGATTGGAAGACGGTCTACATTGAGCCATCCAAATCTCGATCTGAGTCCAAAGTGGGGACACATGCATCACCGAGGCTGCATGACCGCCGAGGCCACTTGCGCAGGCTCAAGAGTGGCCGAAATGTGTGGGTTAAGGCATGCAAGGTAGGGGACGCCGCCAAGGGCGCTGTTTGGCACGACTACGCAATAAGGATGGAAGCATGAGCACCGACCACATCTACACCGAAGCCAAGACCGGCAAGTTCACTTGCTTGGCCTGCGGGGCGACTGAAGCACCGCCTCATATGCCTGCGCCCATCAATGTGATCATTGACGCGATGGATCACTTCATCAGCCAGCACGAGGACTGCAAGGCCCCTATTGCTGAAACCGTGATGACTGATTACATCGCAGGCTTTAATGCCGGGTGTGACTTTATTGTCCGAGAGATTGAGACGTGGTCAGCGAAGCACCAGTACGATGTGATTGCCCTGCTTGCGCATCTTCGGGAGGGTAAGGGTTTGTCCTAAAAAATAAATGGCAGGACTGGCTCCTGCTGTTTAATTCTAGATTACACTATCTTCACTGCACCATCGCAGGCAACATAGAAAAGGACAGCGCCATGAACATCATCGAATCACTGACAGCACGCATCGAAAACTACCGCTTGACCAACAAGCAGCCCTGCAAGAACTACAGTACGCAGCAGGCCGCAGAGAAGGCCACATCAGCAGCAGCAGAGGCCGCTGGCAAGTATTTCGACAGCGAAGGCAGGGCTTCCCGCTACGTTGTGTTCTTTGTCCCGGCTTGGGGTCGTTGGGTTGGCGCAATGGACTACACCGAAATGTTCCGCCGTTCAACGGCAAACGGCGGCTACATCGGCGCTGTCAAAGGCTTCTTCACCTATTGATCTAGGGTTTGTCCCTAAAAAATATTTTGATCTGGCTGTGATGCGGTGTAATTTCAAGTTACACTATCATCACGGTCAACAAGATCGGTAACACAGAAAAGGACAGCGAAATGTCAATTTTGTACAAAGAGTTCATGGGCCAAGATGGACAGACCATGTACCGTCCAACCCCAGTCGGGGCAGGCTACCTGACCCAGGACAATCTGGCCTTTTGCGCCCATTGCACGCAGATGCACGATGACGTTGCCCCTGACGCCTACCGTGCCCATTGCGGCGACTGCGGCCAGGACAAGGTGTTTGGCCACCTCAACTTCAACCGGATTGCCTGATGACACAGCAAGAATTTGACAGGCTGGTTTCGCTGGACATCCAGCGTCTGGTGGCCGCAGCCCAGGCCAAGTACGAGGCAGAGCATAAGGAGGATGACGAGTGACTGATCGCGACTTAATGAAGCAGGCGCTGGATGCGCTGTACTTGCCGGGTGAACTTGATCGCGTAAACGCAGTCATTCCCGCCCTGCGCGAGAGGCTGGCGCAGCCAGAGCAGGAGCCTGTGGCGTGGATGTTCCAACACGGTGAAACGGGGCGCATGAGTTTTGTGAGCAATGACGGAATGAACAATCCGGAATTGTTTCTAAAAATGAACCCGCGCTATGCGCTTGTCTGTGCCCTCGTTACCCCACCCGCAGCACAGCCAGCCATGTTTGGCCCGATGGGCACGGTGGGCGATTTGTTTGACAAGCATGTAATTGCAAATGGCAATCTGAAAAAGGAATGGATTGTTTACTTGGAGAAGAACACATGACCCGCGACGACATCACCCGCATTGCCCGTGAGGCTGGGTTTGTAGGCTTTGATGGGGACAACGGGTCACTGAGACGCTTCGCAGCCCTTGTCGCCGCTGCCGATCGCAACAAACTGGCTTCATGGATGATTGCGCAGGGTTACGCCACCGGCCACGGTGACACGATGGAGGGCTTGCTTGAAGAACTTGAGCGTGAGGTTGGCTTTAAACGTGCAGAGCTTTGGATCAAGCGCATCAATGAAGCTGTGCTAGCCGAAAGAGAGGCGTGTGCAAAGGTGTGTGAAGGCCGACTTCAGGAGGGCTTGAACTTTGAGGGTTGTGCCTCCGCCATCCGGGCAAGGGGGCAAGCATGAAAAAACTTCTTTGCTGGATTTTTGGACACCGCAACACCATCAGTTGCATCACCGATTGGGAGGTTACACACGACAGGTGCGGACGATGCGGCACTGACCTGCCCATTGGGTATCCGCACCATCAATCAAGGGGCAAGCATGACCGAGGCTGTACACGTTGTGCCGGTCAATGACCTGCGCGAGCACACTGCCAGCGCTGAATGCTGGTGCAAGCCTTCCGAAGAAGATGAGTGGCCTGGAGTCTGGGTACATCACTCAATGGACGGTCGTGAAGCGTTTGAAAACGGGAGACAAGCATCATGAGCAAGTCCAAACACGACCTCGTTCGCAAGGCGCTGCGTGACAGCTCAGACGGCCTGACGGTCAAGCAAATTGTGGACTTGACGCAAATTGACAAAGACCCGTTAAGCCGGATCTTGCAGACCATGCCTGACGCCTACATTGATCGGTGGTCAGGACCGACAAGGGGGCAGTACAGCGCTGTCTGGTGCGTTGTAATTCCTCCAGAAAATTGCCCACATCCGGTTAACTCTGAAGTAAAATAAGACCACGGAAACCATTTTCCTGACGCCAGGAAGATGGTCTGATAAAGCGAAAAGAAACCGAATCGGTTCCCAGCAATGGGGCCAACACGCATGGGGATTGAAACATGGTCGGCGCGAGATTCGCCGTTCAAGCCTGAAGGCTCAAGGTTCGATTCCTTGTCAGTCCCCAGTCGTGTTGGGAAAGCGGATGCTGTGAGGTATCGCAGGTCGGTGACGACCGGATCAACCTGATGCCAGCCTCCAGACGCAGCGAGTACCAACACCTTTGAGGGTAACATTCGCCTCATCTAAACGGACGAGGACTACGGTCATGCCAGAAACCGCCGCAAAGCCATCAAAACGAGCTACAGCAGCCCCGAAGCCCAAGACTAAGGCCAAGGGTGCTGCCACACAAGAAAACGTCTCTAAAGCTCCAAAGCAGGCAGGCAGGTCAACCTACACCACACAGATGGCTGACATCATCTGCATACGGTTGGCGGAAGGGGAGAGCTTGAAGGAGATCGTGAAGACAGAGGGGATGCCAAACAGGGCGACTGTCTACCGGTGGTTGTTGGAGCAACCCGCCTTCTGCGACAAATACGCACGCGCCCGTGAAGAACAGGCTGACACGCTGGCTGACGAGATCATTGCCATTTCTGACGAGAACCCTCGCACCAACGAGATCCGGGACAGCGAGGGGAACGTGCTCGACATCAAGATTGACTCGGGCTATGTGGCTTACCAGAAGCAGCGGATTGACGCCCGCAAGTGGACGGCCATGAAGCTCAAGCCTAAGAAGTACGGCGACAAGCTGGCTTTGGGTGGTGACGCTGAAAATCCGCTGAGGATTGAGGTGCAGTCTGAAGCTGACACCTACCTTGCGTCGATTCTCAAGAACACTGAGTTGAACAAGCAAGTCGACGCGAATGAGTGACATCGCGGCTATCGTGACTGACCCCGAGGTGCAAAAAGCCCTCGCGCAGGCCAGTCCCGAATACCGGCTTGCCTGGGCCTGGAGGATGTCGTGGTTCTCCACGCAGCATGCTCACCAGACCCTCCCGCCTGGGGACTGGTGGTCGATCTGGCTGATGCTGGCTGGCCGTGGGGCTGGCAAGACCCGTACAGCCGCCGAGCAGATCGCTTGGTGGGCTTATGAGCAGCCTGGGACTCGCTGGCTCGTTGCCGCCCCTACGAGCGCTGACGTAAGGGCAACGTGCTTTGAGGGCGACAGCGGGCTCATGACCATCATTCCCAAGTCCCTGGTGGCTGACTACAACAAGACCGCCCATGAGCTTCGCCTGACCAACGGATCGCTGATCAAGGGTATTCCCGCATCCGAGCCTGAGCGCTTCCGTGGGCCGCAATTCCATGGGGGCTGGTGTGATGAATTGGCGGCCTGGGAGTACATACAGGAAGCCTGGGATCAGATCCAGTTCGGCATGCGCTTGGGCAAGCGTACCCGCATGATTGTCACGACGACGCCCAGGCCGAAGGATTTGATCATTGACCTGATGGGCCGGGAGGGCGACGATGTGGTGCTGACCACCGCCTCCACTTACGCGAACCTCAAGAATCTCTCAGAGAACTTCAGGAAGCAGATCTTGGCCTACGAGGGCACGAAGCTGGGTCGGCAGGAGATCTACGCTGAGATCATCGACCCGGAAGAGGGCGGCATTGTCAAGCGGGAGATGTTCAAGCTCTGGCCAGCAGGGCGTCCCTTTCCCAGGTTTGAGTACATCCTGCAATCGTATGACGTTGCTACATCGGAGAAGGTGCAGAACGATCCGACTGCCTGCATCACCTTTGGCGTTTTCAAGCCCCAGGACGGGCCTATGAGCGCCATGGTGATCGACTGCTGGCAGGAGAGGCTCCAGTACCCGGATCTGCGTCCAAAGGTCATTGAGGAGTACGAGACCATCTTCGGTGAAGGCAAGGATCGCAAGAGGGTTGACCTGCTGCTGATCGAGGACAAGAGCGCTGGCATCTCGCTGATCCAAGACCTCCAGCGTGCCCACCTTCCTGTGAGGGCGTACAACCCTGGCAGGGCTGACAAGATGCAGCGGCTGAACATTGTGTCCAACGTGATCGCCCGTGGGCGGGTGTGGATTCCCGAGTCTGACCATAGGAAGGGCTACGTCAAGGACTGGGCCGAGGGCTTCGTCAGTCAGATCTGCTCCTTCCCTGAGACCACCCACGACGACCTCGTCGATGCGTGTGTTGATAGCTTGACCCAGGTGCAGATGGCTGCCGGGACGAAGGCGATCAAAGACATCCGGGTGGGCGAGATGGTGATGACGCCTGCTGGACTGAGGCGGGTGACTGCGGTGCATGACAACGGCTTCAAGGAGGTCTGGAACGTCAACGGCCTGTTGGCAACGGCAGAGCACCGGGTGATGACCCAAGAGGGCTGGGTGAGGGTTGACTGCTTGAGTCAAGCCATCCACAATGTGTACCTTTACAAGGGTTCATCATGGCCTTCAAACCAAGTGGCGTTGCTGTTGAGTGGGTGGTCTTCAATGGCCGCAAGTACAACCGCTACCCTGAGAGCGACAACCCGGCGCACCGCCGATACTTTGCGAGGGCTGGCCACCGGCTTCACCGCGATGTTTGGAAGCACCACAACGGGCCAATCCCTGCGGGCATGCACGTCCACCACATTGACGGCAACACGGCCAACAACGACATCAGCAACTTGGCCTGCGTCACAAGCAAGCAGCACTGGGACGAGCATCGCGCTGAAGCGTCTGAGCGCAGCAGGCGACCGGAGCAGCTTGAACACCTTGAGCGGATTCGACCCAAGGCAGCCGACTGGCACAGATCAGACGAGGGCCGGGCGTGGCACAGAGAGCACACCAAGGCGTCTTTGGCAAAGACTTGGGCAACGCCTCGGGTCTACGTTGAAAGCGCCTTTAACTGCGTCTGGTGCGGCCTGGAGGCGCTTTGCAAGACAGACCGAAAGCGGTTCTGCTGCTCAACCTGCCAGACAGCCGAGTCAAAGTTCCGCCTCGGTAAGACAAGTTACGAACACCCACACCATGCGTCATGTGTTCGACCTGACGGTGGAGGGTGAGCACTGCTACTACGCCAACGGGATCTTGGTTCACAACTGCACCCAGGCCCTGCGGTATCTGCGGGATGCCGGGTGGCTAGACATCGACCCGCCGCCTGACGAGGACTGGGACGAGGACGACTTTGCAGATACCGGTAGGGTTCGTAGGGTTAATCCCTATGCAATCTGATCTGGCTGTGGTACAAACAAGTTGTTGTGGTCGCGCACAACAGTTGAAAGCCGTTACTCATGCATTGGCCTCCTACGGGAGGGCGCGACCCAGTGCAGTAGTAACGGCTTTTTGCATTTACGACCATGACTCGGACACCATGCGGCACGTCGGTGGTGGAGTCTTAAACAACCCTGTGACACGAGCAAGCCAGAGCAGGGGCGGTGGGCGAATTCCCAGAGCCGGGCGGTTGAAACAAGTCTGGGATAGCGTAAGCGACGACTGGCTCCATACAGAGGATCGTCGAGGCGTAGAGCGAACTTTGGTCTTGACCACGGTAAGGCTACGCTTTGCTCAAACATTCACCACCAGAGGCATCAAATGCAGGTAACGAGAGAGTGGCTTGACGAGATTAGTGACGAGCGAGGATTGACCAAGGGGCAACAGATCTTGCTTGACATTTGGTGCAAGGACTACCCTTACGTTGACAAGGAGATCCCCGATCAGGTGGGCCACTTCCTTGAGCACTGCCGGGGATACCGCGAGATGCCCCAGATCCTCAGAGACTTCAAAGGATGGACTTGACACATCCCACCGTTTATGATGCCGTCATACCTCAGAAAGGCGACGAGCATGGCCACCAATAAACCCAAGTCAAAGCCAAGCGGAACCGATTCGGTTTCCAAGAAGCAGTCTTTTCAGGAATGGGCGATGGCCGGTGGTGGTGTTCCGCTTCAGTACAAGGGCCGGGAGCATGTGTGGGATCGCAAGGTCAAGCAGTACGCTGAGGGTGGTGAGGTTGGGATGCAAGCCGGTGGTATTGCCAAGCTGCTTAAGGGCCTCAAGGGGCCGCAAGACGAGGCGCTGAGGCTTGCCCAGCAACGTGCGGCACTGCCGCCTTCTAAGGGAGGGCTTGGACTGCCGCCAGACAACACGCCAGAGCAGAGAGCCAAGGCGATGGGGTTTGATCGAGACACCTTTCACGGATCACTCCGCGACATCAAGAGGCTTGACCCAAAAGTTGGATCAACTGAAAGTCATGCGGGCAAAGGCATCTATTCGACCGATTCGCCTAAAGACGCAAGCCGCAACTACGCAAACATTTATGGCCCAGATGTCATTGGCAGAGTTGAGCGAGGTTTGGAAGCGAGAGATAAGGACTTCCGAAAGATCAGTAGCCGCATGAGGGATGAGACTCTAACCCCGCGTCAGCAAGAAATTATTCTGCGGAATACGGCGGGCGCTGAAAACCTTGGCGTCGTTTACCCGTTGAAAGTTCGCTCAAACAAGCCTATTCACCTTGACGCTCCAGAGGCAAACCCAGTAAGGATTGGCCCCTTTGAGCGTTATGACGAAGCGATTGAAGCCTATGTGGACACACCGCATACGGCAAAATTTAATGAGGCGCTTGACGAGTTCAGAGAACTTGGTGGCGAGGCAAATCCGATCTATGAATTAGTACAAGATTACGGCGACGCAATACCTGCGCGTGATGTTTTTAATGCCGTCAAAAAAACTGGCGACGAAGGCGGTTTGTACGACCCTTACACTGGTGATATTGTTTCTGGCGGAGTCGCCGCTGGAGACTTTGTTAGGCACTTTGGCATTGACGAAATACGCCACACGCCGCAGTTTGGTAACCGAGAATTAAACATTGCTAATGAGCACACAATCAGCCTCAACCCTGACAATGTTCGCTCACGCTTTGCAGCGTTTGACCCATTCCGCAAGGATGTGGCAACTGCTGCCGCGATGGGTGTGGCCGCTCCCAATCTGTTGGCCAAGGAAAAGAAAAAAGCCCGGGGCGGTGATGTCCACATGGACAAGGGTGGCGCTGCCTTTGGCGTCTTCCCGCAGATGAAGCCTCGCCGCAGCAATCAAGACCGCGAGGCTGCCAAGAACGTGCCGGTGGATCTGGCCCGTGGCTTTGTCTCTGGCGTGCTTGGTGCTCCTGGCGACATCGAGTCATTCGCCCGGCTGCCGTATGAGTTGATCACCGGCAATGAGTCCCCGACATTCCTGCCAACGTCCGAGGACATTGAGAAGCGCCTGCCGTTCAGGTCAGAGGCTCCTGTGAGCCGTGCAGCGTCCGGGGCTGGCCAGTTGGCTGGTGGGTTCTACTTGGGTCCAGGATCGCCATTGAGGGTCGCTGGAGCGCTTCCTGGGGCCATCAGGCACGGGGCAACGGAGTTTGCCAAGGCGTCGGCTGCTGCCGCTCCTCGCGTAATTAAACCCAAGGGTGGAAACTGGATTGCTGGTAGCGTAGAGAAGGCGCTTGATCCGCTTAAGACGCGAACAATTGCGGGCGAAACTCCGGCCCAAAGAATTCCAAAGCATGAGGCTTTGTTGTCAGATCCATCATTGAACAAGGACCAAATTGACAGGGTTCTTTATCAATTAGACGAGACCAAAAAAGAGGCTGCTATTGACCAATGGGTTGATCGCAACCTTGGCAACTACGTTAAGAAGGAAATGGCAACGCCTGAAGACCCGGTGCGAAAGCTGGCTGAGGAGGGCATCACTCATCTACCAGCAGACGCAATGAACAGGGGGCAGTGGCTGTCTGAGTCTATGGAGGCCATCAGGCGAAGCGAAGGTTTTCCCGGTGCAGGCATGGCTCGCACTGAAGCTGGGCGAGGTTGGGAGAACCTTGCAGACGAGTCAATTCAAATTACCGCACCCATTGTTGCAAACAAAGAAATGCTGGCGGCCAACCCCTGGCTGTCTAAGTTGGACCCTAACCAATCGGTATACCGCGCTCGACAGGCAGATGTCTCTGAGCTTGGCTTTGATCACATTATGGATGTGCTGCGCCAAGACGTTGCCTCTGGCCGCATTCGTCCTGAGCAGTTAAACAAGGTCAGCATGGAGCAGGCCGTGCGCCGCACCTACGACTATGACCAAGAGCTTGCGGCCAAGATGACCGCATCTCGCGCCGCCCAACGTGAGGGCTTGCCTGTTTACAAGGAATATCCAGAAGGATATCGTTGGGTTGAGCTTAACAAGCCTGGATCGTTTGCCTCTGAGTCAGAAGCAATGGGCCACTCTGTGCGCGGCTACGAGCCACCAAAGGGGCATCCTGATTGGATGGAGGCGTCTGGGGACTCAGGCAGTCTAGGCTATGGACACGGAGGCTGGGAGGCCATTAAAGAAGGCAAGGCCAAGGTTTACTCGTTGGTTGATCCAAAGGGCGCACCTCATGCAACAGTTGAGGTTGGCCCAACGCATCGTGATCGCGGTTTTTTTGGAAATCAGCGCCCCATTGGGGATGACTATTACATTCAGCAAAACAAATATATTGCAGGCCAAAACGATGGCACGGTAAGTCCTAAAGTAACTTTTGCTGAGTGGTGGAGAGCCAGCCAAGGAATACCGGAACCCGAGTCGCTTGCTCCTCGTATCACCCAAATCAAAGGCAAGCAAAACGCCGCTCCTAAAGAAGATTATTTGCCGTATATACAAGATTTTGTTAAGGGCGGTAATTGGTCAGATGTTGGTGATGCAAGAAATGCTGGCTTGCGCCGCTACAGTGATGTGTTCAACCTAAACGAACAACGTGCAATTGAGGCAAGTGGTCAACCTGTTCCAAACAATGAATGGCTGACAGGGGAGGACATCCAAAGGTTGCACAATGCTGTTGCGCCGGAGGGTAAGCGCTTGAAGTACGACGCAAGGGGCAACATCATTGGCTCTGATGAGGGTCTTGCCCACGGTGGCCCAGTCAAGATGGCTGGCGGTGGTGCTGCCTTTGGCATTTACCCAAAACAACGCGCCGCTCCCAGTTCAGAAGAAACCAAAAAGGCTGTCAAGCAGGCGTCTCAAGTGGGTGTTGACTTACTTCTCCCGCAGGACGCAGTTGATGT